TCACCATATACAAGTCAAGGCAAAGATGCCCCAAGAGATATTCTTGATGAATGGAACAGTGTTTCTAACAGACTTAACAGATTGCAAACTGAGCAAAATAGGCTTGGCAGAAGTACTGGCGAAGGCGTACCAGACGCGCCATTTAAAGACACATGGCATCAACTGGCGCTGAAACGGGCGCTAAAAGAAGCGGTTGACAAGGGCTATGACAGGATTGGTTTGACTACGGGCAAGCAGCAAGCAGAGCGCTATGACTTGAGCAAACAGATCAGCAAGGTTTATTACAGCCCCCCTGATTCAAAACAAGCAAACAAGTACGGCACGGTGTTCAAGGCTTTTGACAGTCGCGGCAATGAAATTATCAACAAGTCTGTGACCCCTGAAGAGCTTCCAGGCATTGTCGGCAAAGAGGTTGCTCAAAAGCTACTTAATGCAGAGAGCAACAGCATGGGCGTTAAGGCGCTTGAAGGCGTTGATTTGCAGGTCGGCGGCGAGGGCATGAAGAAATACTACGATGAGATTTACCCTGCTTTCCTTGAAAAGCAAGGCAAGAAGTACGGTGCGAAAGTCGGAGAGACACGCATAAAGACAGGGCGCGGCGTGCCAGGTGGTGAAACAGTGCGCTACCTAGACATCACGCCAGAGATGCGTAAAGCCATCAAAGAAGGCCAGCCAATTGCGTCTATCACAAACCACCTTGCAAATGCGATGGCTTAAATAAATGCAAACCACAATCTACAAGCCCGAAGACGAGCAAGAGCTAATGGCCACGCTGTGGTCACCAGCGTTAGCTGATGATCCAGAGGCGTTTGTGTTGTTTGCGTTTCCGTGGGGCAAGGAGAATACGCCGCTGGCGAATTTCAAGGGGCCGAGGAAGTGGCAGCGGGAGGTGCTGCGGGAGATCACCGCCCACATCAAGCGTCAAAAGGGGCTGGTAGATTTTGAGACGCTCAGACATGCGGTGAGTTCTGGGCGGGGGATTGGCAAGTCTGCGCTGGTGTCTTGGCTGACCATCTGGATGCTGTCCACGCGCATTGGCTCGACCACGATTATTTCGGCCAACAGCGAGTCGCAGTTAAGGGCGGTGACATGGGCTGAGATCACGAAGTGGCTGGCGATGAGTATCAATTCGCACTGGTTTGAGGTGAGCGCTACGAAGGTGGCTCCGGCCAATTGGTTGACGGAGCTGGTGGAAAAGGACTTGCGTAAGGGCACGCGGTATTGGGCGGTGGAGGGTAGGCTCTGGTCTGCTGAGAATCCAGACTCGTATGCGGGTGTACACAATCACGATGGTGTGATGGTGATTTTTGATGAGGCATCAGGTATTGACGACTCGATCTGGGCGGTGACCGCGGGATTCTTTACGGAGAACACCCCGAACAGGTTGTGGCTGGCGTTTTCTAACCCGCGGCGTAATACGGGGTATTTTTACGAGTGCTTTAATTCCAAGCGGGATTTCTGGACGAATAAGGTGGTGGACGCTCGCACGGTCGAGGGCACGGATAAGGCCGTTTACCAGAACATCATTGATGAGTATGGGCCGGAAAGTTCCCAGTCGCATGTGGAGGTGTACGGCATGTTTCCGTCTGAGGGGGATGACCAGTTCATTCCTGCCGATGTGGTGGACGGGGCGATGAAGCGCGAGAAGTACAAAGATCAGTCGGCGCCAATTATTATCGGGGTCGATCCGGCGCGGTTTGGTGCTGATGCCACGGTGATTGCGGTGCGGCAGGGGCGGGACATTGTGCGGATTGACCGGCATCGGGGCGACGACACCATGACTGTGGTGGGTCACATTATTGAGGCAATTGACGAGTTCAAGCCTGCGATGGTGGTGATTGACGAGGGTGGGCTGGGGGCGGGGATTGTTGATAGGCTCAAAGAGCAGCGCTACAAGATCAAGGGCATTAACTTTGGCAACAAGGCCAAAAACCCGATAATGTATGGCAACATGAGGGCACAGATGTGGGGCGACATGCGCGAGTGGCTGAAGTCGGCCAGTATTCCCAATGATCGGTTCTTGAAGACGGACTTAATTTCGCCTATGATGAAGCCTGATTCACGGGGTACGATCTTTTTGGAGTCGAAAAAAGACATGAAGGCGCGTGGTTTGGCCTCACCGGATGCTGCTGACGCTATTTGCGTGACTTTTGCGTTTCCCGTGGCGCATCGGGGCGAGTACAATGCGCGCACAACCACCCGCCGAACGTATTCAGACACTTCGGCCAACACATCTTGGATGGGAAGCTAGATGGCAACGAAAAAAACTGTTTCTTTGTCTGTCGGACGCGGTGAAAAACTGCCCGTATCCAAGGGCGCTGGCCTGACCGAGAAGGGTAGAGCCAAGTACAACGCTGCGACTGGCTCAAACCTCAAGGCGCCAGCCCCGAACCCCAAGACCAAGGCAGACCAAGGCCGTAAAGATTCATTTTGTGCAAGAATGGGCGCCGTAGCGGCCAACGCCAAAGACGGCGAACGCGCTAAAGCAGCCCTTAAACGATGGAAGTGCTAATCATGGCAACAAAACCTGGCCTCTACGCAAACATCCACGCAAAGCAAGCTCGTATCAAAGCTGGCTCTGGCGAAAAAATGAACAAGGTTGGCAGCAAAGCTGCGCCGACCAAGCAAGACTTTATAAAGTCGGCTAAAACTGCAAAGAAAAAATAATGTCTAACACCAAAGCAACTGGCGTTGCATACCTAGACCCAGAGTTCACCACTTGCTATGCCAGTGAAGAAATTGGCTACGCTCTTGCCGGACAAGGCGCGGTAACTCAAGAGACAAGCAAGTCAACTGGCGTCACGCTCGATGCGAGCATGGGCCGGATCACAACAAACAGCGCAACGCTCAATACGTTGACCAATGTAACTTTCACGCTGACCAACAGCTTAATCAGCGTAAAAGATGTGATTATTTTGAACGTAAGTTCTGGTGCTACATCGGGCGCATATAACTGCTGGATCAGCAGCATGAGCGCGGGCACTTGCACAATTACGTTGCGAAACATCAGCGGTGGCAATTTATCCGAAGCTGTCGTAATCAACTTTGCGATCATTCACGGAGCGTCTTAATTATGCCGCTTGTCAAGTCAAAAACACCCGAAGCCTTTCGCAAGAACGTCAAGGCCGAAGTGGCTGCTGGCAAGCCTGTGAAGCAGGCCGTGGCAATTGCCTACTCGGTTAAGCGCGAAGCAGCAAAGAAAAAGAAATAACATGGCAGACCCAACAGGCATAGTCGCCGCCGCAGCCGTAGCTGTTGGTGGTTCGGCCAAAGACAAAAGCAATGCGGATGTTTTGGCTACCGCCCGCGCCCGTCTGGACATGGCCGTGTCGGCGCTGTCTGAGTCGCGTGAGGACGAAGTTGATGACCTGAAGTTCTACGCTGGCTCGCCCGATAACCATTGGCAGTGGCCTGCGGATGTGCTGGCAACTCGCGGCGCGGTGCAGGGTCAGACGATCAACGCACGGCCGTGCCTGACAATCAACAAGCTGCCGCAACACGTGCGCCAAGTGACAAATGACCAGCGGCAAAACCGCCCTGGCGCTAAAGTCATTCCCGTGGATGACAAGGCTGACGTGCAAGTTGCTGAAATCTTTAACGGCATGATCCGGCACATTGAGTATCTGTCGGACGCTGATGTGGCCTACGACACGGCCTGCGAAAACCAAGTGTCCTACGGCGAAGGCTACTTGCGCTTGCTCACAGAATATTGCGACGACAACACTTTTGACCAAGACATCAAGATTGGCCGCGTCCGTAACTCGTTCTCGGTCTACATGGATCCAATGATCCAAGACCCGACTGGCGCGGACGCTAAGTATTGCTTCATCACCGAAGACCTGACCCGTGCAGAGTACGAGCGTCAATACCCAGACGCAGCGCCTATTACCACCTTGCAATCGCTGGGTGTGGGCGATCAGTCAATCAGCAACTGGCTCAACGAAGACACGATCCGTGTCGCTGACTACTACTACATCGACTACGACCGCGCTACGCTGAACCTGTACCCTGGCAACGTAACCGCCTTTGACGGCAGCCCCGAGGACAAGCAACTAAAAGCCATTTACGGCAAGCCCAAGAAAAGCCGCGAGTCTGACCGCCAAAAGGTCAAGTACTGCAAGATCAACGGCTACGAAATCCTTGAGCAACGCGATTGGGCGGGCAAGTACATTCCTGTCATTCGCATTGTCGGCAATGAGTTTGAAGTCGATGGCCGCTTGTACGTGTCGGGCTTGGTGCGTAACGCCAAGGATGCCCAGCGCATGTACAACTACTGGGTTTCACAAGAGGCCGAGATGCTGGCCTTGGCCCCGAAAGCGCCATTTATCGGCTATGGCGGGCAGTTTGAGGGCTACGAAGATAAGTGGAAGACCGCAAATACGACCAACTGGCCGTATCTGGAGGTCAACCCAGACGTCACAGACGGCCAAGGCGCTGTTTTGCCACTGCCAGCTAGGGCGCAGCCACCAATGGCTTCTAGCGGCCTGCTGCAAGCCAAAGCGGGCGCTTCTGAGGACATTAAGTCCACAACCGGCCAATACAACGCTTCTTTGGGCATGGGTTCCAACGAGAGAAGCGGCAAAGCAATCTTAGCGCGTCAGCGCGAGGGCGATGTGGGCACCTACCACTACGGCGACAACTTAGCCCGTGGTGTTCGGCACGTAGCCCGCCAGCTTGTGGACTTGATCCCGAAGATTTACGACACCCAGCGCATTGCTCGCATCATCGGTGAAGACGGTGAGACTGAGATGATCAAGATCAACCCTGATCAAGAGCAGCCGGTCAACAAGATTGTGGACGAGCAAGGCATTGTGATCGAGAAAATCTACAACCCAAGCGTTGGCAAGTACGATGTGGTAGCAACGACTGGCCCAGGCTACGCGACCAAGCGTCAAGAGGCGTTGGAAGCAATGGCTCAACTGCTGCAAGGCAACCCACAACTGTGGGCAGTGGCTGGCGATCTGTTTGTCAAGAACATGGACTGGCCTGGCGCTCAAGAGATGGCAAAACGCTTTGCCAAGACCATTGATCCAAAGCTGATGAGCGATGGCGATGACAATCCAGAACTTCAAGCCGCGCAACAGCAGATGCAGGCGATGGGCCAAGAGATGGAGCAGATGCACCAGATGCTCACGAATGTCGGCAAGTCCATTGAGATGCAAGACATGGAGCGCAAGGACTTTGAGGCTGAAGTCAAGCTGTACGAGGCCGAAACCAAGCGCATTGCTGCGGTGCAGGCTGGCATGACTGAGCAACAGATTCAAGACATTGCAATGGGCGTTGTTGCTGCGGCGATGGAGTCACAAAACACAGTGAACCAGATGCCTGAGATGCGTGAAGAATCTATGCCTATGGAGATGACGCCCCAGCCTGAAATGATGCCTGAAGGCGAAATGATGCCACCACAAGGAATGCCACAATGAAACCCGCTGACTTTATAGGAATCTTGTTCCTAGCCCGTGATGTGACGCACAGCGTTCACCTGAACACCCGCAGCTTTAGCAAGCACGAGGCGCTCAACATTTTCTATAACCGCATCGTTGGTGCGGCTGATGATTTTGCCGAAGCCTACCAAGGCCGAAATGGTTTGATTGGCCCAATCACCCTGCGCTCGGCAAAGAAGACCACCAACGTTATTGAGTTCTTAGAAGAATCGTTGGCTGAAATTGAAGGCGCTCGGTACAATGTCTGTGATAAATCAGACTCATCGCTACAACAGTTGATAGATAATATCATTGAGATTTATCTACGCACTTTGTACAAATTGAAATTTTTGGCATAAGGACGCACATAATGGCCGTGACTCTTTCATTGTTTGCTGGTGCAGGCGCTCAATTTTTTGACAACAATGGCAACGTGTTGTCCGGCGGCAAGATTTACACGTACTTTGCGGGCACTACCACCCCACTGGCTGCGTATACATCAAATAATGGCTCTGTTTTTCACACCAACCCAATCATTTTGGATTCTGCCGGTCGTGTGCCAAGCGGTGGTGAAATCTGGTTGCAGCTTGGAATTGGTTACAAGTTTGTTCTTAAAACATCAACTGATGTCTTGATTGCCACATACGACAACATCCCATCGTCTGCGCAGCCGCCTGCTGTGAATGATGCCGATTCCATCCTGTACGAACAGGGTTACACCGTTACGGCGGGCAGTTTTGTTGTGGGAAGAATTTACCGAATTGCGTCTATTGGTACAACTAACTTTACCTTGATTGGCGCAGTAAACAATATAGTCGGAACTCATTTCATTGCAACAGGTGTTGGCACTGGTACAGGTACAGCAGAACTATCTCAAACTGTTGAAACCAAACTCCGCGAAACCGTCAGCGTCAAAGACTTCGGTGCTGTGGGGGATGGGGTGACGAATGACACCGTTGCAATCTACAACGCCATTCAGCACATCAATGCGCTTGGCGGTGGCACGTTGGTTTTTGAACCGGGTGCTACCTATTCGGTGTTGTGGTTGTGGGATAGTTACCCTGCTTTGGGCGTTCGATTTCAGGATTGTAAAGGTGTTCGACTGATTGGCAATGGTTGCACTATTGAAATCAGAGACGGCGCTCGTTGTGGAATACATGATGGAGTTTTTAAGGATC